CTGCGCTACACGGACGCGCAGGGCAAAGAGCACGAAGTGACCTTGATCCAGGCCCAGCACGACCAGCCGCCGCGCATCGTGTCTAGCCGGTGCGACGGTACGAAATGGCCTGGTGTCGACGTATCGCTGGGCGCGCTGTTCGATATCTCGCTTCGTGATGGTCCGATCCGCCAGGCGATCGGCGATGGGCCGGAGTATGCGGAACTGCCGGCCGAACGAGTACGCGATGCGGCCGAATTGGCCCTGCGAGCGCTGCCGCCGACGGCGGGGCGTTTTCGCGTGGTGTGGGTTCCGGACGACGGGCTGCCGTTCTGAGGCGCGCATTGACACACGACAACGCATCGCCGCAGGTCGAAGAGGGCCACACACGCCTCGCAAATGAGTTGCTGGAGGCAATGTGCCGCGCCGGCTTCTCAGCGCGCCAGTGGGCCGTTGTGATGGCCGTGGTGCGCAAGACCTATGGCTACGGAAAGAAGAGCGACGAGATCGGCCTTACACAGTTGGAACAGATGACCGGAATCGCAAAGACCCACGTAGGAAAGACCGTCCGCGAACTGTGCGCCGCTGGCGTGCTGCGCCGCGACACCGGCGTCCATGGCTACCGCTTGGGCGTCAACAAGCGATATGGCCAATGGCAACTCGCTGCCTTATCAGGGGTGACCAAAATGGTCACCGGGGTGACTGAATCGGTCACCCCCAATACAGTGACCAAAACAGTCACCCCAGTGACCGAATCGGTCACTGCTAGCGGGGTGACCAAATCGGTCACTGGGGATGACCAAAATAGTCACGGGGGTGACCAAATCGGTCACAGTGACCAAATTGGTTTTTTAGGGGTGACCGATTTGGTCACCACAAAAGGATATAAAACAAAAGAAAGAAAACACTCTCGTACCATCCTGTCGGATGGCACGTGTGATCGAGCAGCGCCGGCACGTCAACACGGTGGGGCAGATGAGCCTTCCGCGGAGTTCATGACGGCGTGGTCAGCCTACCCCAAGCGCGAAGGTGGAAACCCGCGTAAAGCGGCATGGACGGCATGGAAGGCTCGGATTCGTGCCGGCGACGCTACGGCGCAGGAACTGATCGAGGCAACTCGCGGCTATGCCAAGTTTTGTGATACCGGGAATAAGACCGGCACGCAATTCGTGCTGATGGCCAGCACGTTCTATGGCCCTGGCGAACACTGGCGCGAATGGTTGCCGTCGACGCCAGACACGGCCGCAAGCGCACCAGACGGGGCTAAGCCGTGGTACGCCGTGGTCGGGTTTTCCAACCAATGGGAAGCGGAGAATGCCGGCTGCACCGAGGGCAACCGTTGGATGTGGGAGAACCGGCAGCAGGTGCGCACTGAGCAGGATTGGCCGGCTTGGAAGGCCAGCCAGGCCGCTGCACGGGGGGCGTCGGAATGAACGCGCAGGAACTCTCCCGCCGGCTGGCGGACTCGGCTGCGGCCGTCGCCGCGCACCTGCTGCCCGGCGGCAAGAAGCACGGCCGGGAATGGAAGGTGGGCAACGTCTCGGGCGATGCCGGCGACTCGCTGTCGGTGTGCATCAGCGGCGCCAAGGCGGGTATCTGGTCCGATTTCTCGGCCGGGGTCGGTGGCGATCTTCTCGACCTCTGGGTCGCGACGCGTCGCTGCGACCTGGCAGAGGCGATGCGCGAAGCCAAGCAATACCTGGGCGTGCGCGACGACGCTCCACTGAAACCGCCCAAGCGCGAGCCGTACAAACGCCCGGCCAAGCCCCAATGCCGGGCGCCGAAGTCCCGTGTACGAGAGTGGTTGGCGGGCCGCGGCTTGACCGAGGAAACCATCGCGGCATTCAAGATCGGCGAGCAAGAGCGAGGCGACAAGGTCTACGCGATCTTTCCCTACCTGCGCGACGGCGAGTTGGTCAACACGAAATCTCGCAATCCAGACGAAAAGAAGGACATGCTGCAAGCCGGGGGCGCCGAGCCCTGCTTGTTCGGCTGGCACCTCATCGACCCGAACGCGCGGATGGTCGCCATTTTCGAGGGCGAGATCGACGCGATGACGGGCCACCAGGTAGGTATCCCCTCGCTGTCGGTGAACGCCGGCGCCGGGAACCACCAGTGGATCGAGAACGACTGGGAGCGGCTGCAGCAGTTCAGCGACATCGTGCTGTGCTACGACAACGACGAGGCCGGGCACAAGGGCGCGCGTGAGGTGGCCACGAGGCTGGGCCTGGAGCGCTGTCGCATCGCCACCTTCGGCAAGGCCAAGGACGCCAATGAGTACCTGACCGAGTACAAGGCCAGCGGCGAAGACTTCGAACACTGCATCAAGCAGGCGCGCGGGCTGGACCCGGAAGAACTCCAGCAACTGGCCGACTTTATGCCAGCCACGCAGGCGATGTTTTGGCCCGCTCACGACGCGCCCGCCTACCCACAGCTTTCATTCTGCGGCCGCGCCATGGACTGGTGGGAATGGCTGCCGGCTCGGGTCAGCGTGTGGACCGGCATCAACGGCCACGGCAAGAGCCTGATGCTCAGTCAGGCCCTGATTCCCGTGATGCAGAGCGACATCCCGGTGTGCATGTTCTCGGGCGAGTTGACGCCGGCCCAGCAGCTCAAGCGGCTGGCCAAGCAGATCACGGGTATCGACCGGCCCACGCCGGCGTACCTGAGTGCTGTCCAGAACTGGTTGCAGGGCCGCATGTGGATCTTCAACGTGGTCGGCATCGCCGGCCTGGACCGGCTGCTGGAGGTCTTTGCGTACGCCGCAAGCCGCTACGGCTGCGGCCACTTCGTAATCGACAGTCTGATGATGCTGGACGTGCCCGAGGACGGCCCGGGGTCTATGACAGCGCAGAAGACGGCAATGCGCAAGATTGTGTCATTCGCCCACGCCACCCAGAGTCACGTCCACCTCGTTGCGCACCCTCGCAAGGCGAGCGACGAAACCAAAGCGCCGGGCAAGTTGGACGTTGCCGGCAGTGGCCACATCACGAACGGCGCCGATAACGTGTTCTCGGTCTGGTCGGCCCAGAAACCACCCGGCGAAGACACCGATACGCCCGATGCGCGGCTGGAAGTGCTCAAGGATCGGGATGACGTCGGCCGGCGCAAGATCAGTCTGTACTTCAACCGCAGCACGGGCCAGTACACGCTGGACGATGCCCGCCGTTCTTACCAATACCTCAAGTTCAGCCAGGAGGCACGATGAAAGACCTATGGGTGTTGGAATGGTCCCATGAGGCCAGCATGTTCCACGTTCAGGAACTGAAGCACTCAATCGACGGCTGGAGACGCCATTTTGCAGCGAACACGGCGCCGAATGATTGGGTGCCGATCTTTGTTGGTACAGAACAGGAAGTCGACGCTGAGGCCGAAAGGCTGGAACAAATCATGGTCGCGCGAGCGCAGATCCGACGAGAGCAGGACGGCGCGTAAGTTCGAAGAGTTTCTGAGGCCATTGCCGAAGTGGTGAAAGGCCTGTCGAAGTACAACGCCGCCACCCTCGCGGGCTGGAAGGTGTTGCGCTTTACCGAGGGGGCCGTCCTGGACGGTTCCGCGGTTGAGCTTGTGGCGCGGCTGTTGCGCGTCCCTCCCTACAACCCTGGAATCGTTTGAAGGATAGATCATGCTCGATCATCAAGCCCCTGAAACGTGGACCGAGATCCCGTACCAAGCCGATGCGCCGGCCCGCGCGCCGTCCGTCACCGTCCATCTGAGCGAGACGAAGAAGGCCGGCGCCCTGTTCGGCAATTACGCACCCTGCCGGTGCTGGCGGTGCCGCGGGGGCGTGGCGCTGGCGGATCGGCCGATCCTGGACCGACTGTTGGCCAAGCACCTGGTCAGCCTGCCGGCCGCCGCTGCCGCAGAGTTTCTGAGCCAATGGCGCAGCCATCCCCGGCATGATGCCGTCGCCCGTGCCCAGCTGGACGCCTGGCAACGGATTGTCCTGGGCAGCCGGGAGCCAGAGCCCAAGTATCCGGTCTACACGATGCCGGAGGCCGCATGACCGAGCGCACGACACCGTTCCCCCGACTGGCTGTGGCGCTGGCGTATGCGTTTAGCGACGAGCGGCATACGGCCAACCGGCCAGCCATGGCCCGCGCCGCCGATATGCGCCTGGGCGAACCCGGTCCGCTGTCCGGCATGGATGGTGCGGCCGAGGTCGGCACAGCTCGCAAGCTGCTGGAAAAGGGGCTGTCGCCGCTGCATTTCGCCGCCCTCTACGCCAAGTATGGCCAGCGCAGATCCCAATGCAAACACTGCGGCAGCGAGGGGGACCACCTGGAGTGGCTGGCGGCGCTGCGTGTCCTGTCTTCGCATCTGGCCGATTTCCTGGCAATGCGCAGCGTTACGGCGGACCTGCGGTTTGACCTGGTGCGGCGCTACTTCGATGAGAACTGGGCGCCTACGATCGAGCAAATGGCGCATCGGAATGGCTGCAGCACCCGAAGCGCCGACCGGGCCAGCACCAGGACTGCGGACTGGCTTCGCGGCACTCGGAAGAAGAAGCCGGGCGAAGAACCGGTGTATGGGGTGGAGCAGGCCGCGCACGCGGTTGCGGAGAAGCTCTTGCGCGACGGAGGATTCATTCCATAAGGCTTGACTTGGCGGAAAACGACCGCCATAATCAGCGATAACGGATTTCCTCAGAAGTCCGCCCAACGAAACCCGCCACGCGAAAGCCGGCGGGTTTTTGCATTTCTGCGGGCTTGGCCGAATGGTCAGGCTGCGGCCTTCCAAGCCGCCTACGCGGGTTCGATCCCCGCAGCCCGCTCAATAGAAAAGTAGAAAAGCCCCGCCTCACGTTGTCCGGCCGGGGCTTACGTCGATGGTCTGGCCGGTTTGGATAGCGTCCACAGCCAAGTGCTCGATGCAGGTCAGATCCGCTTTGCAAGGCGCTCCATGAATTGCTCGCGGTTGAATGGCACAGTCTCGAAACTGGCTTTCGACTTGCGGCTTACCCATGTAGGACTACCTGTCTCGCGCTTAAAGAGGCCGATTACGTCTCCCAAGCCGGTGATGTCCACATAGCAGCATCCGCCGACACCGTACAAGAAGTCCGGCTTGACCTGGATTCGGATAGCACCAATTTCGACATCCAGGCGCTCAATGTCGTACCGGGCGTTTACGGTGGTGTCATGGTTGCTGTAGCTCTGTCGCTGGATTTTCGCCGTTCCATTTTTCACAAATGGGTCGAGCCAAGCAACCACGTCGTCCAATAGCGCTGCAACGCCTGCCTTGAACTGCTCGATATCGGTTTGTTGCTTTCGCTTTCCTTCTTCGGCATCGAGTTGGTTCTGTTTGGCTTTTGCTGCGAGTTCGTCGGCGTTCATAGAACTGCTCACTATCGAGGTGGTGGGATCTTCGAACTTAGCAGCTAATTCTTACGGAGAAGTAAGAAAACAGTCGACAAAATGGCGGCAACTTGATTTCTCTCAGTAATAAAGCCCCGATACGGAAAGCCCCGATACGGATTTCCCGGTCGGGGCTTCTCCTTGCCTGGACACGCACATGCGCAATTTCTACGCCCGATTGATCCTCTGGCTTATCCGGCCGGCGCTGGATCGTCAGCACCAGCCAGTTTCGAGCCGTTTGGAATTGGTAATCGACGCCGAAGATCGCAAGCGCTTCTTAGAAGCGGCTATGGGCGGGCGAGATTACCCAGCCTGGACGGTCGCCTCTCAGAATTCCGACACACAGAAGGCGGACATCGGGGACGAGTTGTCTACTCGGATGGTTCGCTTGATTCAGGGCGAGATCCAACGCCGGCCCTAACTTCTTTCATTATTGGGAAGCCACCAAGCGCTGCCTGAAGGATGGTCACTATCGAGTACCAGCCCTTCTTTCCCGAGTCGGACAGATTCTGAAGCGGCCCGTCTGGCCCCTCGGCGTCCGAGCATAGCGCCGACAGCCTGTCTTTCACTGCGCCGGGATTTGGATGCTCCAGGATAAGAGCTACCACCGCCAAACTAAGGGCGTGGGCTGCACCATGTGCCCTTTCATTCACCTCATGATTCGTATTGCTCATGGTCGGCCTATTTCGAACTTGATTGATGTTGAGGAACGCCAATCATATCCGGGCGGGGCTGGACAGCCGAGAAGGTCAGATCAGCGAGACATCGAGGCGGCGACCGAGTTCGGCGCACGCCGCCTCGATGGCGTCCATCTTGGAGTTGTGGCTCAGATCCAGCAGTCGGTCGACCTGGGGGGCGTGTAGGCCCAGTCGGCGGGCCAGGTCAGCTTTACGCACGCCCTGGCGCACCATCTCGTTGGACAGCAGCACCTTAGCGGTGCGCATGGCGCCGACGTTCACCGCACCATCCCCGACGCCGCTGGGCATGGGGATAGGGCGGCGCGCATCGATGTACATCTGCAACACCGCTTCCAGGCCTTCTGCGGCTTCGGCGGCGGCGTTCGGCGATTCGCTCACGGCCGCGCCTTCCGGCAGGTCGGGATACTGGATCAGGTACGTGCCGTTCGTGTCCGGCGTCAGCGTGTAGCTGTAGGTCAACATGGTCTTTCCTCGTTTGGGGGCGGATCGGTACAGCGGTAAGAGGCGGCCCTTGCGGGCCACCTCCGGTTTCACTTCAGGCCCAGGTCTTTCTTGATCTTGTTCACCAGCCCCGTGCCCATCTCTTTACTGCCGTGGTCTGGGAACACTGTCATTCGATCACCTAGGGTTGCTTTGAAGTGGCTGCTGCCGGATTTGTGGGCTTCCAACTTCACGCCCTGCCGTAGTAGCCACCGCCTGAATTCGCTGTACTTCATCACCTCCCCTGTGTTGTTTCGATGGAATCATTATACAACACAAGTGTTATTCGACACAACATAATTGTTTATTTAAGTCCTCCCCCTTTGCCACCGAGGGCCGCGCGTTGGGCATGACGCGCGGGGGTTCGGTCATCGCGCCGGGCGGTGTGCAGTTGGTGGCACCCGGCACCCTCCCCAATCAACGGAGCAATCCCCATGGACTTGCAGAAGGCAGCGCAGGCATTCAACCAGTGGATGCAGGACTACACGGACAACCCCGAGGCGTTCGAAGACATCAGGAAGTTGGCGGCCAGGTTCTTGGCAGAACGGCAGGACGGGTTGGAACCCAGCTACGGCGAGCGGTGCGCCGCGATCCTCGCGGCCTACATGGAGCAGCTGGCCGCAGGCGGCGGCATCGAGGGGTGACGCATGGCACGAATTCCCGACAGTAAGCTCCCGGCGTCGCCGCCCATCGGCGCGCAGCCCGGCGCTATCCGGGTTCGGCATGATGGGAACCGCACACGTGTCGAGGTTGGCGGCGTGCAGCTTCGCTACCTGACCAGCGTGGGCGTCTCGCTCGGCGGATGGGGGCAGTTGCCCGAGGTCCGCGTCAGCATGGCCCCTGCGGAATGCGACGTGCAGATCGAGGACGGCGTCCTGGTGATTGATGGCGTGGATATGCCCGATGGCGTGCTGCGCTCCCTGTATATCCACCTCCGGGACAAGTACAGCTTCAGCGAGCGGTGGCCACCGCCTGCGCCTGACAGCTTCGCTGATGCGGCCCGCGCGCCTTCAATCGGGGAGCCCCCCATGACGGCGGCGTAGGCATGGCGAAGCTCAAGACCGTCAAGCCGCGCATGCCCATGGTCGGTACGCGCCTGGCAACGGCGCCCACGGCCAGCGAGAACCGCATGACGGGGCGCAAGCTGCAGACCCGCCGCCTTCGTTTGTGGAACGCGAACCCTCGGTGTGCTGGCTGCGGGCGGTTGACCCTCTTCCCGCATGGCTTCGAAGTCGACCACGTTGTGGCGTTGGAAGAAGGTGGCCAGGACGTAGATGGCAATTGCCAGATCCTTTGTGTGTACCCGGACGAGCTGGGGCGCAAGGCCGGATGCCACGCTGAGAAGACGCGCAGGGATCGCGGCTACCGTCCCAGGGGTTGACGCCCGTCTGCGTTGCTACGGCGCGGTGCAGGCGATCCTGGCGGCTTGGAGACGTGGCGAAGGGAGGGGGGGCGGGTGAAAGTCTAGCCCCACTCATCGGCGGAAACCCGCCGTACCCGCACGCGCAAAAAATTTCCCCTTTTCAAACTGGAATTCAAATGGCTGGAGTCAAAGGGCGCAGCGGTGGCGCTCGGGCCGGCGCCGGTCGGCCGCGAAAAAAGCCCGACGAAGCGACCAAGCCGCCGCCGTTGATCGAGGCCGACAACATGCTGGACCTGTTGCAGAAGGTCGCACTTGGCCAAGTGGAGGCCACCGCTCTACAGGTCCGGGCCGCGATTGCGGCGGTGCAGTACACGCACGCGAAGAAGGGCGAAGGCGGTAAGAAGGGCGAAAAGGACGCCGCGGCGAAGAAGGCCAGCGCCGGCAAGTTTGCCCCCGGGGCGGCGCCGCCTCACGCCGGCCGCCGGCCGCTCAACTCATAAATTGATGTGACCAGCCGGCGCGGCCCTGGTCGCGCGAGGAACGCAATGCCGAAATGGACAACGGCCTGCCCTGACTGGGCGGAGCGGCTACGGGCGGGCAGATCGATCATCCCCCCGCCGATTTTTCCGGAAGAGGCGGAAGCCGGCCTGGCGGTAATGCGCGACCTGCGGATAGTTGACGCGCCCGGCAGTCCCCGCATGCAGGATGCGTGCGGGCAGTGGGTGTTCGACCTGGCCGCAACGATCTTCGGCGCCTATGACGCGCAAACCGGGCGCAGGCTGATCAAAGAGTGGTTCGTCATGCTGCCGAAGAAAAACTTCAAGTCCGGCTTGGCGGCGTCGATCATGCTTACCAGTCTGATCCGGAACTGGCGGCGGTCGGCGGAATTCACCATTCTGGCACCCACAAAGGAGGTTGCCGAGAACAGCTTCGGCCCGGCCAAGGACATGGTGACCTTCCTGGAGGACGATGAGGACGAGGATTGCAGCGAACTGGCCGATCTGATCCATGTGCAGGAGCACTACAAGACCCTCACGCACCGCGAGATGAATGCAAAGCTCAAGGTGATTGCGGCGGATGCAAGCACGACCGCGGGGAAAAAGTCCGTCGGCCTGCTGGTTGAAGAATTGTGGCTTTTCGGCAAGCAGGCGAACGCGAAAGACATGCTGCGCGAGGCGGGCGGCGGCTTGGCGTCTCGGCCAGAGGGCTTTGTGATCTACATCACGACGCAAAGCGACGAGCCGCCGGCGGGTGTGTTTAAAGAGAAGCTGGACTACGCACGTAAGGTACGAGACGGAGAAATCCACGATCCGCAGTTCATGCCGATCATCTTCGAACACCCGCCGGAGATGGTGAAAAACGAAGAATGCTTGCTGCTGAAAAATCTCCCGATGGTTAACCCGAACCTGGGTTATTCGGTGGACGAAGTATTTCTGCAGCGGGAGTTCCAGAAGGCAGCGGACGAGGGTAAAGACTCGTTAAAGGGCTTCCTTGCCAAGTATGGAAACGTCGAGGTGGGGCTGAAATTACGCTCCGACCGATGGGCCGGTGCGGACCACTGGCTGGCGCGCGGCGATCGCTCGCTGACCTTCGCAGAATTGCTCAAGCGATCGGAGGTCGTGACCGTGGGTATCGACGGCGGCGGCCTGGATGACCTTCTCGGGCTGGCCCTGACAGGGCGCGAGCGCGGCACCGGCAATTGGCTGCACTGGGGCCGGGCCTGGGCGCATCCGTCTGTGTTGGAGCGGCGCATGGAGATTGCTCCGCGCCTGCGCGACTTCGAGAAGGTGGGCGATCTTGTTCTGGTGAATCGCATTGGCGAAGACACCGACGAGCTTGCCGCAATCATCCGCGAGGTTTACGACCACGGTCTCTTGCCTGAAAAGAACGCCATCGGTGCTGATCAGAACGGCGTGACGTTCAACGACGCGCTGCTGGATGCCGAGATTCCGGAAGACTTGATCGTCGGCGTGTCTCAGGGCTGGCGCCTTGGCGGGATCATCAAGACGGTGGAGCGCAAACTTGCCGAGGGCACATTCCTACACGGGGACCAGCCATTGATGGCCTGGTCCGTGGCAAACGCCCGTATCGAAGCGCGCGCGAACGGCATTGTCATAACGAAGCAAGCGAGCGGCACCGCGAAGATCGACCCCCTTATGGCCCTATTCGACGCCGCGCAGCTGATGGCGCTCAATCCGTCCGCCGGCGTCAGGAAAATTCAACAAGGATTCGTGGTGATGTGATGGGACTACTTTCCAAACTCTTAGGTGGTGGCAGCGCCGATTCGCCGCCGCAGGCCGAGCGGAAGGAACCGGCATTCGCCAACCTTGCCGATGGTGAAACCGTTTCGTCTTCCGATCTCCGGATTTTTGAGGTGTTCGGCGATCCTCGGACGGCGGCCGGCGCGGTGGTCAACGAGAAAACGGCGATGCGCGTCTCGGCGGTGTATGCCTGCGTGTCGCTGATCGCGGGGTCCATCGCCCAGCTGCCGCTACCAATCTTTGAGCGCGTCAGCGGGTCGCGGCAGCAGGTCGACCACCCCTACTGGTGGATGCTCAATGAGGAATTCTGCCCAAACTGGGTGGCTTCGGCAGGCTGGGAGTTTCTGGTTACCCAGATGCTCCTGCGCGGCGATGGGGTCGGATACACCACCCGGAACCGCGCCGGCGTCATGACGGGCGTTATTCCGTGGCCCCGCGATCGGGTTGATATCCGGGAGCAGGCACGAGAAAGCCCGCGAGAACCGCGGCGGCTGCAATACACGTTCCACGACGACAGGGGTTACTTCACTGTCGACCAGGATGACGTCATCCACATTCCTGGCTTCGGCTTTAACGGCGTGACGTCGATGTCGGTGATCCAGTGGGGGGCGCGTAACGGCATCGGGATCGCGATCCAGGGCGACGAACACGCGGGCAAGTTCTTCAGCGAAGGGGGCAAACCGGAGGTTGCGATCAAGGTTCCGGCGGCTATGTCTCCCGACATGCAGGAGGACTTCCGGGCTGCGTGGGTGGCGAAGTACGGCGGGAACCAAGGGAACCGGCGGATTCCCCTGATCCTGACCGAGGGGCTGGACGTCAAGGAATTGACCATGTCGGCCGTGGACCAGCAACTGCTGGAGTCCCGGCAATGGCAGGTGATCGATATCGCCCGCGCTTTCGGCGTGCCGCCGCACATGATCGGTGAAATGACGAAGGCGAGCAGTTGGGGCAGTGGCATCGAGCAGATGGGTATCGGCTTCGTGAAATACACGCTCGCGCCCCACCTGAAGCGGATCAAGGCCGAACTGAACCGGAAATTGTTCCGCACCGCGCGCTACTTCACCGAACACAACGTGGACGGGCTGATGGCCGGCGATTCCAAGGCCCAGGGCGAGTACTTCTCTAAAGCGCTGGGCGGGCCAGGCACTCAGGGCTGGATGTCGGTGGACGAAGTGCGCCGTTTGAAGAACCTCCAGCCGCTGGGCGGTGTGTTTGACCGACCGACCCTTGCTGGCGCTGCGCAGGGGGCGGCGCAGCAACAAGACGATCAAGACAGGGAAACCCAAGATGAAAATTCCGAAACTGCTTCAGCTGGCGCGTGACAACGCCTCGGGGGCCAAGCCGTTGCGCGCCGAGACCGACGCGGGCGAGGCCACCATCTACCTGCACGGCGTTATCGGCGGATGGTGGGGCGACATTGACGCGACCGAGTTCGCCAAGACGCTCAACGCCATCAAGGCGGAAACCATCCACTTGCGGATCAACTCGCCCGGCGGCGATGTTTTCGACGCTCGCGCCATGATGACCGCGATTCGCCAGCACTCGGCCAAGGTTATCGGCCATGTTGACGGCTTGGCCGCCTCTGCGGCGACGGATATCTGCATGGCCTGCGACGAGGTTGAAATCACCAAAGGCGCTTTTTTCATGATCCACAACGCCTGGACGGTCGCCATCGGTAACAAGGCCGACATGCGTGAAACGGCGGACCTGCTCGAAAAGGTCGACGGCGCGATCACCGCCGACTACCAGACGCGCACCGGCCAGAAGGCTGACCAGGTGAAAGCATGGATGGACGCCGAAACCTGGTTCAGCGCCGAAGAGGCGCTAGAGCATGGCTTTGTGGACCGGATTGTCGAGGCGGTCGGAAAGAAGGCGACGGCGTCGGCCACCTGGAACCTCGGCGCATACGAGAACGCGCCCAAAGCCTTGACCGAGCCGCAATCGCCCGCGGTCGATGACGCCGAGGTGCAGGCTCTGAGAAACGATCTTGAACGGCGGTTTTCGCTGATCGAGGCAACACCTGCTTAAGCGGCTCCCGCTCGCAGGACAACCCACACCGCCCTCGGGCGGTTTTTTTCGACTGAAGGAAACCAAACTATGGCTTTCAATCTGCAAGCCGAGCGGGAGCGCCGCAACGCGCTGGCCAAGGAAACCCGCGCCCTGCTGGACAACAATCCCGGCGCCAACTGGAACGCCGAGCACCAGAAGAAGTACGACGACAACACGGCGGAAATCGAGCGCATCGACGCGGCAATCGAACGCCATCAGAAGATGATGGATCTGACGGCCGAAAACGATCTGCACAATGCCGGCGTGCGTGAACACGACGTGCGCCCTGGCGCCAACAAGGGCCGGCCCGTTGACGTGGCGCTGTTCGACAAGTGGTGCCGTGGTGGCGACAACGCACTGTCCGCGGAGGACTGGACGCATGTGCGCAACGCCATGAGCGGCAATCCGTCGGTCAATCCCGAGCAGGGCGGCTATACCGTTCCGACGACGGTCGCGACCTCTATCCTGGACGCGCTCAAGGCGTTCGGCGGCATGCGCGCGGTTGCCGACGTCTTCGCGACCGGCGGCGGCGAGCCCATGCAGTATCCGACCAGCGACGGCACCAACGAAGAAGGCGAAATCGTCGCCGAGAACCAGTCGGCCAGCGACCAGGACGTGTCGTTCGGCACCAAGGGCCTGTCGGTGTACAAGTTCAGCTCCAAGGTGGTGACCGTCCCCTGGGAGCTGTTGCAGGATAGCTCCTCGGACATCGAGGGGTTCATCCGGCAGCGCCTGCAAACGCGCCTGGGCCGCGTCACCAACCGTCATTACACCGTTGGCCCTGGCACCGCCGGCCCGACCGGGGTTGTTACGGCCGCAACGACCGGCAAGATTGGCGCAGTCTCGGCCACGCCCGTCATTACCTATGACGACCTGGTGGACCTGGAACACAGCGTGGACCCGGCCTATCGCCTGGGCGCTAAGTGGATGTTCCATGACGACATGCTCAAGATGGTGCGCAAGATCAAGGACGACCAGGGCCGTCCGATCTTCGTGCCCGGCTACGAGCAGGGCAACCCCGGCGGCGCTCCGGATCGCCTGCTGAACCGTGATATCCAGATCAACCAGCACATGCCGCAGCCGGCTGCCGCCGCGAAGTCGATCGCCTTCGGGGATTTCAGCCTGTACAAGATCCGCGATGTCATGGCGATCACGCTCTTCCGCTTCAACGACTCGGCCTATGTCAAAAAGGGCCAGGTGGGCTTCCTGGCGTGGATGCGCTCGGGTGGCAACCTGATCGATGTCGGCGGCGCGGTCAAGCTGTTCCAGCACGGGGCCGCCGCCTAAGCGGCCATGTAGCCAACTTGCGCCGGAGGCAGTCACCCTCCGGCGCAATTTTCCAAGGACGAAACCATGGCACGAAAAGCGGCACAGCCGGCCCCGGCCGGCGATGAATCGAACTCGCCCGCGGCGTCGGTGCCCCCGGAGGGCGCCGGCGGCGAATCGACACCGGGCAGCAATGTTCCGGCGGACCAGAACGACGGCGGCGCGACTATCAATGTTTCGGAAGGGGGCACCCCTGGCGATACGCCGGCGCCGCCGCCGGAGGAAACCGCGCCCGCCGAGAGCGCGCCGTCTCCGCCTCCGAGCGAGCGCGAATCGGTTCTCGCGCTGGTGTTGCACGACAGCATTTACGGCAAGTGCGGCGAAGTCCGCGAGTTCGACGTCGCATTGGTGGCCGCGCTGAAGGATGCCGGTTACATCGACCCGCATCCCAACGCTGTGGCATCTGCGGGAGGATAGACATGTTGCGCCTGATCACTGCCGCGCAGGAAGAGCCCGTCGATCTGGACTTCATCAAGGGCCTTCTGCGCATTGACCACGGCGCCTTCGACTCTATCCTGCCTTCGCTCGTCGCTGCGGCGCGAGGGGAGGTGGAGCGCCAGACCGGATATGCGCTGGCCCAAGCTGAGTATGAATGGACGCCAGTCGGCGGCCGGTCTGCGCCGCTGCCCATTCTCCCCGCCACCGTGTTGAGTGCCGATGGTGTGCGTCCGATCGTGTTTCGCACCACGCCGGCGGCGGTGCCCGAAGGCTTGAAGCTCGCAATTGCGATGCTGGTCGGCGATTACCTGCTTAAGCCCGAGGCGTCCACGGAAAAGCTCGTGGCAGAGAACCCGGCCCTGCGGCGGATTCTGTTCTCGCACTCTGTGGTGCTGCCATGAGGGCCGGAAAGCTCAACACGCGCATATCGATTCGACGTCAGGACGAGGTGCGAAGCGGCGGTGGCCAGGTCGTGGGGCAATGGGTCGAACATGCTGCAACGTGGGCCGATGTGAAGTTCCCCAGCGGCCTCGGAGCGATCAAGGCGGACAGCGACGTTTCGTTGGTGCGCGCCAGTATCCGTATCCGCTTCCGCGACGACATCCGGTCAGACATGCGGGTCGTGACCGGCGGCCTGGTCTTCGACATTCAGGCGGTGCTGCCAGACCTTGCCCGGCGCGAGTACGTCGACCTGGTCTGTCAATCCATACCGGGTGAGAAGCCATGAAACTGACGTTCGAGATGGGCGGCGACGCGCTGGAGGGACTGACGCGCTTCGTTGAAGCGGTCGAGCAGCGCGTGGTCAGGCCGGCGGCGCACGCTGGCGCCTTGGTCTTCTACGAAAGAGCGCGCGAGCTTGCGCCGGAGTACATCGGCCCGCCCAAAAGCGGGATCAAGCCCGGCCAGCTGCGCGCGGCGATCTATCGCGTCTTCTCCGAGGACAAGTCTTCCGACGACCTCAAGATCTACCAGATCAGCTGGAACCACACCAAGGCCCCGCACGGCTACTGGATGGAGTATGGCAATAGTCGGCATGGTCCGAAGTCGTTTATACGCCCTGCGTTCGATTTCTACGAGAAGGCGTTGGAGGCATCGCGGGCGCGCGCCCGCACGCTGATAGCGGAAATTGCGGCGGAGCACTCACATGGTTGAAGACGACATTCGGGCGGTTCTTTCGCCGCTGGTGGATGACCGGGTGTACCCGGGTGTCGCGCCGGACGGCGCCGGCCAGCCGCGCATCACCTACCACTGGGTGGGGGGCAAGCCCCTCAACTTCCTGGAGGGCGTGCCGGACCTGCGCAACGGTCGCCTGCAGGTCGACGTATGGGCGCAGCTGGACCAGGACGCCGCCCGCATCATCCGCCAGGCCGAGGACGCATTGCGCCTTAGCCCGGTGCTGCGCGCCGTCAGCGAGGGCGGCGCGCTGTCGGATCACGAAACCGACACCAAGCTCTACGCCAGAAAGCAGACTTTCTCGGTCTGGTTCAAGGATTAGCCCGCTTCGGGCAAAAACTCAGCCGCCTTCGGGCGGCTTTTTTTATGGAGGCCCGACATGGGCGTGAAACTTCCCAACGGCGCAATCTTTTCGGTTGCGAAGACCTATGCCGCGGCCGCTGTAGCGACGGCGGTGACCAATGCGACCCAGGCCGTGGTGACCGCGGCAGGACACGGCGCGGCCGACGGCGACATCGTCGAGATGGTGTCCGGTTGGACCGCGCTGGATGGCCGTGTCGCTCGCGCGGACGCCGTCACCACCGACAGCCTGACGCTGGAAGGCATCGATACGACGGACACCAAGCGCTATCCGGCCGGCACGGGGGGCGGCAGCGTGCGCCGCATCCAGGACTGGACGCAGATTTCGCAGGTCATGGAATCGGCCAGCCAGGGCGGCGAACAGCAGTTCTACAACTATTCCTTCCTGGAAGACACCGGCGACGAACGCCAGATCCCGACCACGCGTAGCGCGCGGTCGATCACCCTGACGATCGCCGATGACGACACCCTGCCGCACTACCCGGTGCTGAAGGCCGCGAACGACGACCGCCAGCCGCGGGCGATCCGCTTCCAGCTGCCCAACGGCTCGGTGATCTATTTCCGCGCCTACGTCTCGTTCAGCGAGATGCCCACCACCACCAAGAACGAAGCCATGACGCTGCAGGTCACCCTGTCGCTGACCGGCGCCCCGACCCGCTACGCCGCGTAAGGACCAACCATGCCCAAACAAAACGAAGACCAGCTGTTCTCCCTGACCCCGCCGGCGACCTTTGCCGCGACCGTCGATATCCCGCGTCCCGGCGCCGAGCCGGCCAAGCTGCGCCTGACCTTCCGTCACATGACCAAGGAAGAACTCAACGCGTGGCTGGCCAGCGGCACCGATGTGAAGTCGGACGCCGAGTGGCTCGGCGTCATCGTCGCGGGCTGGGAAGGCGTGAACACGGCCTTCTCGCCCGAGGCGCTGGCGCTGCTGGTCAGCAACTACCACCAGCCGGCTGTCGAGGCCATCGTCGCCAAGTTCCTGTCGGAACTGACGGAGGTCCGCCGGGGAAACTGATCGCCGCGGCCCGACGGCGCTACTGGCGGGCGCCGCCGGCGGACGAATACGAATGGATGGGCCTGACGTTGGCGGACATCGCGCCGCCCCTGGTGGCGCTGTTGCCCGAGAACCAGCTGCCGTTCAACGTCTTCTGCGCCATGGATACGCAATGGCGGGTCGGTGCCGGCGGCGCCACGGGGCTGGACTACGGAACGCTGCCCACCGTGATGCGCTTCATGGGCATCAAGCGGGGGCTGTGGCCTGAAATCTGGGATGCGGTGCGCGTGATGGAAAGCGCCGCCCTGGAAGAAATGCACAAGGATTGATATGACGGACGTTGTAGGCAAAGCCACACTGGAGTTCGGTGCCGACAACAGCGGCGTCAAATCGGCTGTGCAGGAGGTTGGCCGCGAGGTCAACAACATGGCCACGGTCGCCGCGGCTGCCGCCGTGAAGGCATCCGGGAGTCTCCAGGGTATCGGCACCACGGCCGAGGGAGCGGCGCAGAAGCTGACCGCCTCGCAGCAGCGCGCCAGGCAGTCGCTGGAGCGCCTGGCCAACACGCTGGGCCGGTCGCGGGCCGAGGTCGCGCAGTACAAGGCGGAGGCGGCCGGCCTGCCGCGGGACGTGTACGAACCGCTGGTGGCGAAGATCCGCGAAGCCGAGGCCGCGATGGGCGGTCTCAGCGCCGGCCAGCGCGCCGTGGCCGCAGCAGGTGCGCAGGCGGCGCAATCCGAAGGGCAGACCGCAGCCCGCTACCGCGATATCGGCCAGGCCGCGGTGGAACGCGCTGCGGCGTTGCAGCGCCAGGTCGAACAAGCTCGCGCCGCAGCCATTGCGGAGCGGGAACTGTCGGCCGCTGCCTCGGGCGCAATGCGCGGTCAGGGTGCCGGCGTACTTGCGGGTCAGAATCGCGGCTTCCAGGAGCTGACCCGCGATATCAACGAGGTCAACGCGGCCCTGGCGGCGATCGAGCGCGGGGCCGGCTCGCAGTCGGCGATCCAGGCCCAAACCGACAAGCTGGTTTCGCTGTGGAGCCAGGGCCGGATTACGGCCGAGCAGTACGGCGCCGCAGTGAAGCGCCTGGACGCCTCGGAAGCGGCGTTGGCGCGTTCCAGCGCGCAGGCGGCCGCCCAGGGTGACCGGTTCATCGCCGGGCTTCGTGAGCAGGCGGAAACCGCCGGCATGACGGCGCGGCAGATCCTGGAGTACCGCGCGGCCCAGCTGGGCGTGAGCGACCGTGCGGCGCCTCTGATTGCGCGGCTCGCCCAGGTCAACAAGAGCCTGGACGGCACGGGTATTTCTGCCCGGCAAACCGCCGCAGCCATGCGGATGGTGCCGGCGCAGATGACCGACATCGTGACGCAGCTGGCGGGCGGACAGAATCCCTTCCTTATCCTGATCCAGCAGGGTGGCCAGCTGAAGGACAGCTTCGGCGGCATCGGGCCGATGTTCCGCGCGCTGGCCGGCATGATCACGCCGTTCGCGGTGACGGTCGGGGCGGCGGCAGCGGCCATCGGCGCAGTCGGGTATGCCGCGTACAAGGGCGCCAGCGAAACGCGCGAGTTTGCGAACTCGCTCATTCTGACCGGTAACTATGCCGGCCAGACGGCGCAGCAGCTTTCCGACATGTCCCGGCGTGTGGGCGAAGCCCATAGCACCGTGGGCCGATCGGCCGACGTGCTGAACAAGCTGGTGGCGTCCGGTCGGGTGGCGGGAGGGTCGCTGGAGACGGTGGCCGGCGCCATCGTCAACATGAGCGAAACCGGCGCGCGGTCGGTCGATGACCTGGTGGCCGAGTTTGTCCGGCTGGGAGAAAGCCCTAGCCAGGCGGTCGCCAAGATCAACGAGTCCATGCACTTCCTGGACGCGGCCACCTATGACCGCATTCGGGCGCTGGAGCAGCAGGGGCAGAAGGAACAGGCGGCAGCGCTCGCCCAGGCGACCCTGGCGGACGCGACCAACCGCGCCGCCGACCGCGTGCGGGCCAGCGCCGGCACGTTGGAACGGGGCTGGCACAGCCTCGGCCTGGCCGCGCGCCAGGCGTGGGATGCGATGCTCAACATCGGCCGGCCCACGCCGATCGAGGAATTGCGCAAGCAGGCCCAGGCGCAGCGGGCGCTGCTGGAAGACCTGGAGAAGAATCAAGGTTTCCGGTCGACCGAGGGCGGCGCAGCCTACGGGGGCGGCTCCAACGCCGCCAACCGTGCCCGCAAGCGTGCCGCGGCGGAACTGGCGGCCACCGAGCAGGAACTGCGCCGCAGGGAGGAACAGGAGGCCGCAGCGCGTGGCGAGGGCCTGAAAGCCCAGGCCGAGCAGGAGAAGATCGCCGCCGGTGATCGCCTGCGCGAGTTGATGAAGTCGACCCGCGACCGCGCCCAGATCCGTGCCGACGAGATCAAGCAAATGCAGGCCGACGCCCAAAAGGCGAACTGGTCCGCGCAGCAGATCGCCGAGGCGGAAAGGCGCATCAACGAGAAGTACAAGGACCAGGGCGGCGCGGCTTACAGGGACGATGCCGCCACCAGGCGCTTGTCGGACCTGCGCCAGCAGGAAGCCTCCCTTGCCGCGCAGCTGCTGGGCGAACGCAAGCTGACCGACGCCGGCAAGGCCCGCGCCGAGTTCGAGCGGGAAATCGCCGACCTCAAGGACAAGAAGATCCTGACGGCGGATCAAAAGAGCTTGCTCGCCAACCAGGACGCGATCCGCGCCCAGCTGGCGAAGAACGAGGGTCTGGCCAAGGAGCTGGCCGCCAAGCAGGCCATGCTCAAGATGGACGAGCGGGCGGCGCAGATCCAGCAGGCGATCGCGTCGTCGGCCGAGTCGCGGCAGGAGCAGTACGACCGCCAGCTGGGCACGGCCGGCCTGGGCCAGGTTGCGCGCCAGCGCGTGGAGGCCGAGAACTCCATCCGCCTGGAGTTCAAGCGCTACCAGGACCAGCTTGCCAAGGCCACGCCGAAGGATCAGCTTGATTCGGATCGCTTCCGGGAAGCGCAGGGCAAGATCCGCGATTCCCTGCAGGCGGCGCTGGCCGACCAGCAGGCCTACTACGACAAGGTCGACAAGCTCAACGGCGACTGGCGTAACGGAGCGCGTGAAGCGTTCTCCGACTACGCCGAGTCCGCCGGGAACGTTGCCCAGCTGTCGCAAGGCGTCTTCTCGGGCGCTTTCCGGGGCATGGAGGATGCGTTGACCCGGTTTGTGACCACGGGCAAGGCGAGCTTCAAAGACCTCGCCACGTCGATTCTGGCGGACCTGGCGCGTATCGCGGCACGGCAGGCCATTGTCGGAGCCATCGGCAGCATTGTCGGCTCTCTGGCTGGCGGCATTACCGCCGGGGCCGGCGCCACGTCGGGCGGCACGATGACCGGCAACGTCGATGGCATGTCGGGCGCGTGGGGCGCGATTGGGCGCCGGGCTATCGGTGGTCCTGTCGCCGCGCGGCAGATGTACGAGGTCAGCGAGCGCGGCATGCCGGAGATGGCCCGCATCGGGGATAAGTCGTTCCTCCTGATGGGTTCCCAATCGGGGCACGTCAGCCCGATGGTGGCGCAGGGTGCGCCGGCGGCAGGCGGTGTGGGGGCGGCGCCGAACATCTCCATCCAGGTCAACGTGACGGACTCCGGCGGCGGTGAACGCAGCGGCGCGGGCCAAAGTCAGCTTGGCGACCAGCTGACGGATGGGATTGTGCAGGTGGTGCGGCGCGAACTCGACAAGGCCAACAGGCCTGGCGGGGTCAATTGGAACAAGAGGAATGGTCGGGTATGACGACAGAAACATTTCGCTGGAAGCCCGTAGGGCAACCAGCCGGCACGACCACCTTCCGGCGGCACGTTGCGCAATTCGGCGACGGCTACCGGCAGGTGGTCGGCGACGGCATCAACAACAAGGTCCAGTCGTGGCCGGTGCAGTTCGCCGGCACGCGCGCGCAGATGCAGGAAATCGTCGACTTCCTGGACCGGCATGCCGGCACCCGTTCGTTCCTCTGGACTCCCCCCATGGGTGTTGAGGGCTACTACGAGGTCGCGGAGTACAGCCCCTCGCCCATGGGCGGGACCGCCTACACGGTGTCCGCGAAATTTCAACAGGTTTTCAGGCCGTAGACACGATGGAACAACTTGAACAGATCCCTATTGGCCAGCAGCCGAATGACGGCACGGGTGACCCGCTGCGCAACGGAATGGCCAAGGTCAACGCCAACTTCACCAAGGTGCAGACGGGCGTCGACGCGGTGGAGTTGACCGCGGCGAACGCGGCGCAGACTGCCACCGAGGCCAAGGCCACGGCCGTCGCCGCGATCCCTGCGACCCAGAAGGGCATGGCCGGGGGCGTGGCGCCTCTGGACGCCGCCGGCAAGGTGCCGGCCACACACCTGCCGGAACTGGCGGACTATATCCCGGTGGAAGAGAAGGGCGCGGCAGACGGCGTGGCGCCTCTGGATGCCGGCGCAAAGGTGCCGGTTGCAAATCTGCCGGCGGGGACGGCGGGCGGTGTGGCACCGCTGGGGGCGGATGGCAAGGTGCCGGCCATCAACCTGCCCGCCGCCGAGGATTCCATTCCGCTGTCTCAGAAGGGCCAGCCGGGGGGCGTGGCTACGTTGGATACCGGCGGAAAGGTGCCGGCCGGCCAGCTGCCCCCCATCCCCACCGGCCCGCCGGCTGGTTCGGTGGCCTGGTGGCCGCTGCGTTCGTCCATTCCGGCCGGCCAGATCCCTGCAGACGGTCAGACGATTTCGCGGGCCACTTTCCCTGACCTCGCCGCCATGGTACTGGCCGGCACGGTGCCCGTGGCCACGGAATCCGATTGGTTGGCAGACCCGCGCAATCGTGGCTGTTATACCGCCGGCGACGGTTCGACCACCATCCGGGTGCCCGACCTGAACGGCCGATCCTCGGGCACTCTCGGACGCATTTTCCTCTCGGGTGATGGTGCGGATTCCAATGGTGTTTGGGGCGTCATCCAGCGGGATCAGTTCCAGAAGCACCACCACTACATCAACCTCAAAACCGCCAGCGGTGCCGCCGACGTATACGGCACTTCTCCTTACGGTAGCGGCACCGGTCCACAGTATTCGACCTGGGGGGAGGCCATCCAATTCAACCCGCAAGTTGGCCCCCCGAGATCGGGCGACAAAACTCACCCCCAGAACGTCGCGGGGGTTTGGACCGTCCAGGCTTTCGGCGCCGTCACCAACCCCGGCAGCGCTGACGCAGCCCAGCTGGCCAGCGATTACGCCGTGCTCAATGCGGCATTTCAGACGATGCGCGGCCAGGTGTTCGGCCCAGGGCAGACCCTCCAGGATATGACCGCATCGCGGGCGTTTGGCACCAACTACGTGAATTCCACCGGGAAGCCGATTTTCATTTTTGTCTATTCCGAATCGACGACAGCCCAGGGTTACAACTCGATCTTCGTCAATAGCCAGATTGTTGCTATGGGCACGTTCCCGGCAGCCCAAGCATCCAACGTTTCGCAGGCCATGGTGCCGCCTGGCGCCACATATATGGCTACCGGTGCGTCCACCACGCTCCGAAAATGGCAGGAGTATCGCTAAATGCAGAAATTCAAGGACACAGAAACCGGCGCCCTGTATCAGTTCGACGACGACGTCATTGCGGACAACAGCAGCGGGCAATACCGGTTCATGGGGCCGGGCGGAGAAATTTGCTCAGTCCCCTTGTCGCTGGTCCCCGCCGAGCCGGGGGATGCTCCTGCGCCCATCAACATGGTTCCGGCCGCAGTCTCCAGATACCAGGGGCGCCAGGCGCTGCGCCTATCGACCATCGAGGGCGGACGCGTCGTCATCAATGACGCATCGGAGCCCGGCACCGCCAAGCGGGACATGCTGGTGCTGGTCGACGAGCTGCTGGCCAGGCCTGAAACGCCCACGTACTACCGCGAGGCCTGGGCCGACCTCCAACAATTCGAGCGCGACAGCCGGATGCTGGCAGACCTGGCCGACGAGCTGGGGCTGACGCCGGAAAACATGGATGACCTGTTCATCTTCGCCTCGACGTTGAAGGCATAGGGGGAAGGCATGCGGATCTATGCAGATGTGCAAAAGCTGGAGGTCGGCGACCTGGTCGAACTCTACGAGCTGGACACCACGCCGATCGGTGGGACGCTTCAGCGCTTCCATGGCTATACACAGGTCGGCCCTATCTGGTGGCAGGGCAACCAGTACGACCCGTGGGCCATCACGGCGGAAGGCTTCGAACAGGTGGGCGACGGCCAGCAGCCCACGCCTACGCTGTCGGTCGGCAACATCGGCGCGGATGCCGAGGGCAAGCCGATTGCGGGCGTGATTTCTTCGCTCTGCATCGCCCTGGATGACTTGGTCGGCGCCTGGGTCCGAGTGCGGCGCACGCTGGGGAGCTATCTCGACGCACGCAACTTTCCGGAAGGCAACCCCACGGCGAATCCCGCCGAAGAGTTGTCGCCGGAGGTCTGGATTGTGCAGCAGAAGACGGCCGAAACCGCCGAGGTGGTGGAGTTCCAGCTGTCGAGCGCGCTGGACTTCGACGGTCAGCAGTTGCCCAGCCGGCCGATTCTCGCCGGCGTGTGTAGCTGGCTGCGCAAGGGTGGCTATCGCGGCCCATATTGCGGCTACACCGGCAGCCGCATGTTTGACCTGGCCGGCAACCCGGTCACGGACCCGGCGCGCGATCGCTGCTCGGGGCTCATGTCCGACTGCAAGAAGCGATTCGGGGAATACGAGGTCATCAACTTCGGCGGGTTCCCCTCGGCCGACCTGATCAGGGGATAGACATGCGCAAGAAG